TTTGAGGTGATACGGTTTGCACGTTGCCAGATGATAGCTGTTGAGAACAGCCCGACCATGCCGATGATGGCAAAGATGATGTTAGATTCAGACCAGATCATTTGCAGAGTGTAGGGTTTGCTTGGCACATGGCGTCCATGCGCTTATCTTGCTGGGCTTGCATCCAGTCAGCTAGTGACAGCCCAAGGTTGGCTGCCACCACCAGGAATAAAAAGATCAGTGTGATTCTCATAGTTGGTGCGTCCATGACGGACGAGAAATGATGAGTGTGACAAAAGAACCCCGCCGAAGCAGGGTCCATGAGATTAGTAACCGCCTGTGATGAACCAGGCACGCATTTCTAGATACATCCAGCAAGCGTATTCTTTGAATTGCTGCAGCGTCCATGATTTGTCATCAAAGGTTAGCTGCTCGGCAATGTATGAGCCTGCAGATTGTCCGAAGTTGTCATCACACCACTCATCGAGATCGTCCATGATTTGTTCTTCGTACTTGTCGAACATGTCATGCAAGTCTGATGAGTACGTGAAGCCATGAACACCAGTGTTGGCGCCATGTTCTGCGATGTCCCTGAGTTCGTCAGTATCGAACTCCTCGCCCAGGATGATGTGGGTGACGGGCAGTGCAACGGTCATGTGTGAGTCCATGTGTGTGTAGTGTATGGCACGCAAGGTGCCAACGCCTGACCAGGGGATTCGATCCCCCGGCATCACGCGGTGATCAGGCAGCAGCGAGACTGTACTTGGTACGGTCAGACTGCACGCAGTTGTGGTTAGCCCAGAACCCTAGGCTCATGTTGGGGTTGTACATGAGATTGAGGATAGCACGGCGGGACACGTTGGTGTACCGGTACATGCTACCGCTGCGGAAGGATACCTCAGCAGTCCCTGAGAACAGGTTAACACGGATGAAGTCGCAAGCGTCGGAGGTACGGCGTGCGGTGAACTGTGTGTACATGAGCAAATGATGAGTGTGATTGGTGGGTCCATGTGACCCAATACATACAGCCCGACTCGAACGGGCAGGGCGCCGGTGCACCGTGTACGTGTCCATGAGCATACTACGCGTGTGGATCCGCGGGCGCATGTATGTGTGTATACACGCGCGGGTTATATGTTACACATGTGTGTGTAGCCTGCCTGTTAGCCTGCGGAGCATGTCTCCCACACCGAAGGTGTGACCCAATCGCCGGGCACGGTCGCCGCAGTCGGCAGTCGCAAGTTGTCGAGGTGCTGAGGGTAGAGATCTGATGGTTGAAAGATCGAGAACTCTCCTCACCCTTTCAGGGAGAGTTCGAGTATCTCAACTATCAAATCAGATCTCCCTTTGACTATAGCCCCAATCAGCCCCAAATCACGGTGGACAGTTGACCAAGCTCCACATTACACCACCAAACCCCAGTCATACCAAAGGACATCACCGAATCTTATCATTGCATTGCTGACTCATAACCGTAGGTTAAGGTCGCCGACAGATCGCGCGATATTAACGCGTGTAACATGGGCGCGGTAGTCAGTTTCGCCCGGCTGAGCGCGGTAAAACCTATCGCGCACGCGGTTTAGCCCAGCAAAAACACAGTTTAATACCGTAGGTATTACTGCTCAAAACTGGGCAAAACTGGGGGTGCCGGGGGGAAAACCGTCCATGCTACCACGCTATATGGGTAGACAAATTTTTGTCAATTTTTAACAGGTATTCTTTCTCGGTGTAATACGGTTCATTCCCAATAAAATCCCGTGCATCCTGTACATATGGCGGTAACCATTGGTGCACGGGTAGACAATACTGCCAATTAGCGGGTTGAGCGCAGTTTACAACCACAACACTAAAGAATGCTGTGACATAATTGTAAAATGTAAGCATATTACCACATAGCTGCGTATACTTTGGGAAAATAAGCACGTATAATGTTCTTACACTGCGTAGCAATACGTTTATGTTCTTCTTGTGTCCCGTTAGCGCACCTTAGCTCACAATAGTGCATCCAAGACCGCAATGTGCCGTTCATATACAGCTTTGTAGGGCTACTCATAGGTAATACCTCACGAGCACACTCTTTAGCTACTCCAGCCTGCAGCATCTCGTTATACAGGCGTTGTGACATATCATATAGTTGCTGTGTCTTGACTTGAAAGTCTTGCACAATAAACCTATCCATATCATCAATACTGTTTTGCCGGTTAACCGTGTCTTGCCGGCGTAGATCGGGTACAACCGGGTTATCTGTTACTACAGCATAACGCTGGCTAAACTCTTGGAAGCTGAATGATCTGTGCCTAAGGATTTGAGCTGCAATAGATCGTGTCGTATGTACTTCAACACACATGTTCACCATTTCAAACGGTGACCAATGTTTGTGTCGTATAAGGTAGTTAATCAATTTAGCACTGGTCTCAGTGTTGTTTTGATTGTTTGGATTTGATACACGTGCCATGTAAGCTACGAGATCATCACCTTTGGGTGTGGAATGGATGTAATTGACGTGGTGCATACAGTAGTAAACTTGTTGTGGCTGTGACAAGATGTATTATAAATACATATGTCTCTCAGTAATCTAGTTACAGTAGTAAAAGGGACTCCGAAGAGTCCCCATCACAGAAAGTCGGGTCCACCCATCCCTTCTCCCTGTATAAGGCGGGGAGCTGGTTAAATCCAGGTGGGGACACCGTTTTTATAGTTACCTCTAGCTTTCTCTCGTTGTTCTTTATTCATACCAAATACAAGGTGATTAGCACTACCTTGTGGGTCTTCTATTGTAGACTTAAGGAGGTCGTTCCAGTCATCACGTTTGCGTTGATTAACTGCTTCTTGGGCAGATATACCCATGGCATCTGTAAAGTATTTGACACCTTGAGCTAGGCAGTCAATCCTGTCGTCGTGTTTAACCGCACCTTTTTCCATGCACATTCTACTCATTTGGTAGAACAACATGTACATAAGACGTTTCTCGGGAGCTTCATCTCTGTTGGAGGTGTAATCCCAATCAATAACAGAGCGGTCGATAATAAGCCGATGCTGATTAAGAATGGGCTCAAGAGCATCAATGATTCTTTGTTCTTTACGTAAGGTTGCTCGGACTTCTTCAACGCCAATAGCCTGTTTAGTTTGTTGGAGGTGTTTTTTAAACAATTCGGCAACGATTCCGTCCCCAAAGTTTGTTTCTATAACCAATTTGGTTACATTGTATTTTTTACAACCTCTTAGAATGTCCAAAAGCGTCGTGTCTGAGTATCCATCTCGATAAGCTCGCATTTCATGCAAGTACAAGAAACCATTACGTTGGGAGATATAAGCTGCTGCTGTCTCATCTGAGCCTCTACCCGATGGATCAACTGAGCAGATTGTCTCGGCGTAAGGGAGCCACTCTCCTTGGAGCTGCATTGGACTGTAGAAATAATCTCCAGGTAAACCGACAGTGGGAGCGTCCCGAATGACATTCTTGGGATCGCTGCACCAGATGACGGAATCAGGAGCAGTACTGGGGTTAACAGAGGAAACCACCAGGTCTTGCATTTTAAGCGGGAACTTGTCAGCGTCGCTAAGGGACGTGTCAAGCATGAATTGTAGCATAAAGTTGCTACGCCCCATAGCCGCTTCACGTTCGATAAGATCATTGTCATCAAACCGGTCAGGGTCAGTAACATCCCACGCCTCAGCACCCATATCGATGTCTTCCTGTAGCTGTGGAGCTATAAGACCTTCGTAGTTACTGAGGCTGCGTGGGACGCGTGCAGGCCACACAAACGGTCTGTAGTTGCGTTCTGCAAGCTTACGGTAGATCGTAAATGTAGTCTGAGGTGTGCCAAGATACATAATGCGGGAGTCATCCTTGGGTGTAAGGATAGACTCCGCTTCAGTACAAAGTTGCAGGAGTTTTTCCCGCATAAACTCTGTCATTGAGTTACCAGGGACTTCAATGTCGTCCAGAATCATAAGGTCTGCGCGGCTTCCAGTCAACTGGCCAGTAATCCCTACGGATTTCACTGATGGCGCTTGGTGGGGAGAGCAGTTTACGTCGAAAGAGATCCGACTCCATCTGGCGTCGTCGCTCTTCGGCCTCAAATGAGTCAACCATGGTGTTTCAATGATTAGTTTTTGTAGGAAAATACTCATGTTATCGGCGCGTTCTTTTGACGCCGATATGATCATGATTTTCTTTTCTGGATTTTTAAATAGAGTCCAAAGAACAAACGCTCCAGTAATCCATGACTTACCGACACCACGGAAGGCTTGAATCTGGAGTCGTTTAGGACCATTTTGTAGATAGTCTGCGATTGCATATTGGGCACGGGTAGGTTCTGGTAAATCCAGTTGTCCCCACAATGCTTGCAGAAACAGTTTAAAGTCGTCTTGTAGGGCGGTTACAACGTCAGTCATCGTCTAGTAAATAGGTTAATAAAGCCTCGTGTACTGTCAATGCCAACGTTGACTGCATCAAGACCAGTAGAAACAACAGTTGCAGGAACTGTTAACGGTGGTATGTAAGATGCAGCATCCGCTGCTAATGACGCACCAGAAATGTATTGTTGAGCCCGGTCAATTAGATTACCGGTTTCATCAGCAATCTGTTTGCGTCCAGCTGTTTCAGCTGCGCTAACCGCAGTACCGAGTGGACCAAGAGCAGCAATACCTGCCGCAGCCATGCCAGTAACGGCTGAACGTTGGAATTTAATAGCACCACGTTCTTGTCGTAATTCATTAGCAAGGTTAGACAGGTATTTATGTTCTTCTAATGCACGGTTGTATTCAGGTCCACCTAATTTACTACCTTTAGCAAGGTTAGTTTCACTGGTAGCAAGTCCTAAATTATTAGGGTCGTTAGAAAAACCACCTTTAGCAATAGGTATACCATGCTCTACTTCAATACGTTGGCCCAAATGTTCAGACAACAATTGAGCATCTTCATACCTATATTGCTGCAATAATTGCTCAGCTTCACTTAACCTAATTTTTTGTTGCTCACCTTTTCTCGAACGTTGTCCTTCAACTCGAGCTTCATATGCAGCCTCTGGAAAACCAATTCCACTGCCAGATTTTTTAGCCGTATAAGTTACACCATTGTAGGTATACTGTGCAGCACCAGACGGAAGTTTTGATCCGCCTGCTTTTTCTCGCTTTTTTTTAAAGTCAGCTTTCCATTCTGCGATAACTTCAGGCGGCACTCCCGCTTTGCTTGCATTAGGCATTAGTTAATATGTGATGATATTAATCCCTCCCTAAGGAGGTTAGTTCCAAATTTGGCTCTCATCCAAGATTGCCAATGGTGGCTTCCCTTGTCCTGGTTACAACAGGTACAGGCTGGTACGACATTCGATGTAATGTCTTCACCCCCATGACAGCGAGGATGAACGTGATCCAGTGTAAGTTCGTGTAGTTCATAAGTTTCTCCACAATAAACGCATGTACAGCCGAAGTGTTCCTTAACGGCACGCCTCCAAAGGCGTTTTGCTTCAGGGGACGTCATGGTTATTAGGTTGTGTAAATAATGATCAGGAGTTGGGAATAGCGGGGTCATGCAAGGCGAGGTCGGGTACGGTTCTTCTTAGGACTTTCAAGTTTACCTTTATTTGGTCCTGTGTGAGAAGCGTCCTTACCATCGCCATTGCCATAAGTACCCAGCTTACGATTAAGTTTGTTAGCAGCAGTACGAATCTTCAGACCTTTTTTAGTCTTGTTGTACTTAGCTTGCTGTGCATTGCGGCGCTTCCTGGCGCCATCATTACTTTTGTAGTAGTTTGAGGTTTTACCGCTTGCCATAGAGTCTACTTTGTACGAGTTCGGGGTCTACCTGTGGCATTACTTGAGCCAGTTTTGACAACGGGTTGCCCTCGTAGGCTACACCACTGATGTCGTTTGTTTTAAGCCAATCACAAGCTGCCTTGAGATCTTGAGTAGTAGCCTCACCCGATTTGATACGGGCAAGAAACTCTTTAGTTACAAGGTTGTGTAGCTCGTTAAACTGATCTTCCGTTGCTTTTTTGTTAGACATTACGCAAAACTATTTGATCAAGTTTGTTTTCAATACGCACCATGTGGTCTTCCATACGTTTTGTCATAATTGACAAGTCGGCTTTAGA